GCTCGCCCTCGCCCTTGCCGACGCCCGCTCCCTCGCCGACGCCCTCGTCGACGCCCGATCCCTCGCCGACGCCCTCGTCGTCGCCCGATCCCGCGTCCGATTCCTCGCCGACGATTTCGCCCGCGCCCGATCCCTCGCCGACGCCCTCGTCGACGCCCGATCCCGCGCCCTCGCCGACGCCCGATCCCTCGCCGACGCCCGATCCCGCGCCCGATCCCTCGCCGACGATCTCGCCACCGCCCTCTTCATCGCCGACGCCCTCGCCGAAGCCCTCGCCGAAGCCCGCTCCCTCGCCGACGCCCTCGCCCGCGCCCACTCAACCGCACTCACCGACAGCCCATGACCTCCCCCACTTCCCCCACCTCCCCGACCACCGAAATGCCAAACCTCCACGACGACTCCGCCCTTGCCCACGCCCACAAGCTGGCCCACGACTTCGCCGACGCCCTCGTCAACGCCCTAGCCCTTGCCGACGCCGACGCCAACGCCCACGCTCTGGCCCGCGCCCGATCCCTCGCCCACGACCTCGTTGACGCCTTGGTCCGCGCCGCCGCACCATCAGTTCCCCATCACCTCTCCCCACCCATGACCGACCAACATCACGCCACGCCTGAGCAGTGGGACCTCGTCGCCAGCGAAGCTGCCGTTTTTTGGAGCGCCACCCATGCCTGCCTTCTCGAACTCCGCGCCCGCGTGAAAAAGCTGGAAGCCACCCAGCACGCCCGCGCCGCCGCCGCCGCCGCCGAGGCCCGCGCCCGCGCCCGCGCCGACGCCCTCAACGACGCCGGAGCCCTCACCCTCGCCGACATCATCACCTACGGCGAGGCGAACGCGCACGCCCGGGACCTGGTGCGTCACCTGAGTACGGACCAGCTCAGTGCCACTGCCGCGCCGGCCGCAGCCGACTCGCTGGTGGAGAGGGTGGCGCAAGGCATCGCCGCAGCAGATGACGAAGGACTGACGAACATGACGTGGGACTACCACGCCCGCGCCGCGATTCGTGCCGTGGCGGCTGTTGGCTACGCCAACCCGTTCAACAACGTAAGCGAACCAGGTGAGCACCAAGGGTGGCTGGCAGCTTTTACTTGGCTGAAGCAGCAGGCCAGCGAGTGACCGCCCGCCAGCCCCATCATCTCTCCCCACCCATGACCGACCCCTTATTCGCCGCCCGCGCCGACGCTGACCGCGCCCACGACCTCGCCGACGCCCGCGCCGCGGCCGCCGCCATTGCCAACGCCCACCGCGCCCTCGCCCGCGCTCGCGACCGCTTCCTCGCCGACCGCGCCCGCGCCCGCGGCGACGCCCGCGCCAGTGCTCTTGCTGCGGCAGACGATGAACATGGCGATACGATCACCACAACCCCACCCCACCCCATCGCACAATGAAACGCCATTACATCCCTTTCGCCCCCCGAGCAACTGTGGCCGTGTTGTTATTGATCTTGCTGGCCTTCACATGGGCCGGCAATGATGAAACACGCCTAGAGCGTAGCTGCAAACAGTGGGTATCTAATGCCAATGCGTGCAATCGCTTTTAGCCGATGCCCGATTCTGTCTCTCAACGAGTGCAAAGGCACCGCTTGCGAAAGCTAGGTGAACTGCCCGCGCTAAAAATTTGCGCGTGCGGTCGGCGCATTCAAAGCAAAAAACTCGATGATATTTGTAGTGTTTGCGTAAAGCAAACACCAGAAGGTAAAGCTGAAAAGGCTCGGCAACAACGCAACTACCGAGAAAAACAACAACAAACCAGCCGCTCCGCCACTCCCAAAATGTCTACGCAACAAAAAGATAAATCCCCCCTAAGGCCGTAGCCAAAGGGGGGACTGTCAATCGGCGAATTTGCCTGTCCGCCGGTTGACCCCATCATTTTACCTCAACGATGGACGGGGGCAGCTCCCAAGCCCCCAATCCACATACAGCCGCCGGGGGTCCGTATCCCGCAACCATCGAATCAGCTTGCGCATATCAGCCTGATTCTCAACACCGATGCACCCGGCTGTCCCCGGCGAGGTGCGACCATTCCAGTCGATATGAATTTCAATAGAGGATCGGCTAGTCCGACCGGGACCGCGCCACTGGAGCGGCACACTGACCGGCCCCAAGCCTGGCCCCCAGCTTGCCCCCCAGTCATCGGGCTTACCGCTTGCCCATGCGATATCATCAATTTCCCATTCGCCTTCTGGTAATGGCTCCAGACTGCCGGAGCGGCTGTCGGATCCTACCCTAAAAAATTGACGATTAGGGGCCCCGCTGACAACGAATATATACTCCGCAATGGTGTTACCTTTTTGTGCCCATTGCCGATACCACGGCCGTTGACTGGACATTACAACATTGTAAGAGTTAGCCTTTAGATCTTTTTCAAGCATCGGCAACGCTTTTTCCTGATGGTCAAGATTTTTGTAATGCTTGATTACATCAACGATAGAAACACTCTCCCGTGTTGTTTGTGGAGTATCAACAAGTTTGACATACGCGAGCTTAAGTAGTTGCAAACCATTTCGGTTGTATTGCGCGGTTTGGGTAAGGCGAAGATAGCTATTCATTGATCGCTACGGGTCGGAAGACTTTACTAGAATACCTAGGATCGTACCAGCGGCAAAGTCCACAGCCCTACTGATAGCAGTGGATGATTCATTGCAGTCTGATAACTTGACCACACGACAGTATGCAAGATCAACAATTCTCACTATAGAACCAATAGCAAGAAAGGCAAGAAGTGAAGCAATCAACAGGCGACGTTCTGGCATTACTGACTTTCGAGTTTCGTAGTGCGCCTGTCAAGCATGCGCAATTCACCCCGTATTGCATCCATCACATTGTCAGTTCTGTTTTGATTGCTCAATATTTGCTGCTGCCCTTGTTCCACGCTAGATAACCTAGCTGGTAGAAATGTTACTATATGTGCAATGTAAATAACCAAAGCGGCCAGTACGGTACCGCCCGCCATTTCTACAACCTGCATCGCCGAAAATCCGGGGGTAGGCGATGGGGGGAGAGGAGGCTTGCGCCCGAACATGCTGACCGATCCATTATGAACCAGTTTAGCGTGGGAGAATGTGTTAAGGCTTGTGAACTGGCACGACTCAGCCTGGCCAGGCCGTCACGGATACGCTACTGTCTGTCATCGGGAGGCACATGCCTCCTCCGGGGCTTTGACCCCTGGCCCGCGGAGAGCCTGGCAAGCAGTCGCCAATCTCCGCACACCACTCCCACCCCACTGAAATGCAAAATCCTCTTGCCCGCGCCCTCGCCGACACCGACGCCCGCGCCCGCGCCGCCGCCGCCCGCGCCCGCGCCGCCGCCGCCGCCGCCGAGGCCCGCGCCCTCGCCCGCGCCGACGCCCTCGCCGCCCTCAACGACGCCGAGGCCCTCGCCCTCGCCGACATCGCCCGCGCCGACGCCGACAAGATGTAACTGTGACAATCGGTTAAGCGACACCAGTCAGGGTCGTTCTACCGTCACGGATACGCTACTGTCTGTTTATCGGGAGGCAGATGCCTCCTCCGGGGCTTTGACCCCTGGCCCGCGGAGAGCCTGGCAAGCAGTCGCCAATCTCCGCACACCATCCCCCCAGCGGCTGACCGATCGCGTCGCCGTTGTCCACCATCGTCCGGCACTTGCCGGTTCCATCAATGTCACTCACATGTGTTTTCGCCTGGGCTCTAGCCCTGCTGGTGCTCCCGGTACTACTTCTTGACTGGATGACGATGACCCGCCCCGAGCGGATCCACCGCCTTAAAGCCATGGGCTGGACTCAGCAGCAAATCGCCGATCACCTCCACTGCACGCGGTACCAGGTGCGGAAAGCGCTGGCGGCATGACGGACCCCACCGCCGCCGATCGCGCTCGCCGCTACAGGGAACGGCAGGCCGGCCGCTTGCCGCCTGCGCCACATCCAGTGTGCCCCGGCTGTGGCATCACCCACACCGGCGCTCGAGGGCCCTTTTGCTCGCGCTGCTTTGAGCGGCTAGATGAAGATGGAAAAAAATATAAGGCGGAGCGCGTCCGCAAGGCCAGAAAAAAGCGCAAACGTGGCGAACTGTGAGCCAGCCCGCGGCCGGTTTCATGAAGAAGGGTTCCCGAAGGAGCCCTTCTTAGACATACAGGATACTACGATTCCACGTTAAGACGCCGCTGGCATCAATCATGCTAAGGCTTCCAGTTGTAACTGTCAGGCTAAACGATGCGACATTAACCGGGAGCGTTGATTTTGTGATGTCGTTTGGCGTGCCGGATGTATAAGTAACTGAATTCCATCCTCTTATGCTCATAGTATTACTGCATGTGCCAGTATCCAACGTTCCTGCCGGTGTGGTGTTGGCTGCTGTGCTGGGGGGTAGATCCAAAGCAAAACCGATGGCATTAATCCTACATGAGGATGATGCCCCTTGTCCAGGAATATGCAACAGGCCACGACCTAAACTAATATCCATGCCGTAAATAGAATTCTTGTCTACGTCTGCAGACTGAAAGGATCCAATACCAGAACCATGAGCAATTTCTCCATAGCCAACCAAATTAGCCCCATTATTTGCAAACTTCGCAATCTTAACGCCCAGCCCTAAAAAGTCACCAGACGCAAAATTATACGACACTGCATATCCAACACCAGACGGAAATGCGGCAATTCCAAGCCCAAAAAAGCCAAGAAACTCACCACTTGCAAGCATCGTATTTTCATGCCTATATCTAGCTGTAATATTGAATTCAGAATCAAGATGCACCAGTGTTGTGGCGTCATTTCTGCATACATACCCTGTGCCCATTTGGGCCGCTGGGCCGTCAAGGCAACTGCCCGTGGTCACTGTAAAACCAGCGCATTTATTTACACTAGATCCAGTGTTTGATACTTCCATAAATATGGTTTGAGCAATTTTTAAGGCGATTGCACCAGAAGACAAAACAAACATATTATCTCGGCGGCCCGGAGAGATACCGCCGGTGGCGTTGTCTATGCGATAAACGGATCCACCGATATAATTGCCATTTGCCAAATTTATCCGATACAACGCTGGTGATATTCTGCCGCTATCAGGATGGAAACTTGCGCTATATACAACTACTTCAGAACCGTTGATTGCTACTCGATAAGCTCCTAACGTATTCCCCGTGTAATCTTTCCTCCATATTTCAGTTCCATTACTTCCAAGCCGCCATCCACGCATTGTCAAGACACTACTTGAAAATGGCAATGTTCCCGATTCAATCGCAAAAACCACGCAGCCACCATCAGATGATGCTACTACCTGGGGAGCATAACTTAAAAAAGATGTAGTAGTGCTGCCGAATTCTGCTGACGTGTAAACAATCCACAGCACAGCACCTCTTATGTCACGTTTTACCACTGCAACACGTACGCCTGATCCCCCAACTTCTTCAAACCAAAATGCCTGAAAATTTTCCCCGTTTGTTCCATAAATAATAGAACCAATCCCGCCACCATTTGAGTGCGGCGTTCGTGTTGCCGTTGTCAACCTGCTTATCCATAAATCCGGCAAAGTATCCGGTCCCAATAATCTTACCATTCCACCAATACCAACCGTTGCCGGTTGTGCATTTAATAACAGCGTATCAATGAATGCAGGCATGGGCGCTTGTGCTAGCTCAATACTTACATCATGCACGCCACCGGCTTCGGAGGTGATCTCTGTAATCTGTGGAGCCACAGCATATCTCCATAAAATTGATCCATATTCAGCTGCGTATTCTTCCAATCCATCCATCAACTCTTCTGACAGCAGCCACGAATCGGTTAAACCTTCCCCGTCCCAGTGAGTACGAATACTAGCAATTTCCGCCGGTGTTTTTTGTTCAAACTCAATTGATAACTTAGCTCCCGTCATTCTATTACCGCCCTGGAACGACGCCTCATTACCACTAATTGACGCAACCCGATTGCCGGGGTATGCACCGGCTGTAGGGGTAATGGTGCTGCAACGGATTCCGCTGGGAAAATTTGCCATTATGGATCAATTGATAACTCTACTGTTCCACCCATGCCAATTGTTCCGACAGATGGAAACCCCACGCTGCTATGGATTAAATCAATGTTTCCAGAAATCCCAACCACTCCAGTAGACGGAAACCCGACGCTGCTATGAATCAATTCTACCCCAGAATCTATCAACACAGAAAAAGGAGCAAATATCAAATCTGGGGGTCCAGTGATTGTTGTAGTAGCCGGTACGATAGGCGGATCTGCAACCGGAATAGGAGGGGGCGGAGCCGATGGCACTCCGCCGGCCACGATGCCCGCAAATAATCCGGCGGCAGGCGTTGCGGCAACCGTTGGGCCAATTGCAGTACCAGCAGAAATGATCCGCACCGTGATACTGCCCCAGCCTGGCGATATGCGTTCTACCGATGGCGGTTCCTGGTACCGCCATAGCAATCCCGCACCGGCAATGGTGGCGGTGGCAGAATTTGCGCACCATACCGCTAACGGTAGATCAAATGAATTGAGTTCTTGTGTTGTGTAATGATTCCAAATTGCGTCAATTTCCGTAAATGGTCTATTAGTGAATGGTAGCTCTACAGGTGCCCCAACCTGTACCGTACCCAATTGAAACAAATATGGCACTCCTCCGGGTCCCACGTATGATTCAGTGAGTACAGTACCAGGACTATAAACTTTGCCTTCGTCTGGATTGATCGCCGGAAACGTAGTCATCAGATAATAAGCGAAAGCCGGATAAGGCCATTAAGAGAAGAAACGCCAAACCTAACCACTGAGTCGGCTACTACTGTTTGGCTAGACGGAAAACCCCAGTAACCCAATAACTTACGCTCGCTATCGGTTGCATTGCTTGTTATATCATAGAGAATTACGTATCGAAATGGACCGAATCCTGATCCGCTGCCAGTCCAGTCAATACTATTTGCCTTGATAACCCAATTATTGGATTCAATAGCGCGACTTGTAATTGTTAAGTTTACAGCACCTGTATATCCACCACCAGTAGCAATCTCAGCTAGGTCGCCTTTTTTTTGATGGCTGGCTCTATTGGGAGCTGTGTTTGTAAAATAAACAGCAAGAGTATCAGTAGTAAGATCTAATGCAGAATTTTTCCCCAATGCCAGCTGCAGCAATGCACTGTCAAAACTGTAAAAAGGAAAATCAGCCACAGAAGGAAATCACTCTTAAGCAATATTAGCGGCTGCCAACTCGCGCGCTAATAGGCTTCTACCCATCATGTCTACAGGGTGATGCTCTAGCTGCATTTGCCACGGACCCATCGGGGGGCCACCAATATTCAGCACCGTGTAAAAATAGGACCATTCCCCCGGATTTCCTACCGTTGGAATGCGTGCCAAATTGATCTGTACAATATCGCCAGGCCTGATGGCAGCTATCGCTGTGGTTGGTTTGGTGGCAATAGTCGCTGTGTGCTCAATGTGGCGCCGCCGCGCCAGCTCCAGTGCGGCCAGCCGTACGCCATGAAGCTCACGAGTGACCCATTCAGACGCATCTACTGTCTCAACCGGCGCACTATCGGGCACGTCTGAAAATCGCACAGGGCCTGTGCCGCGCACCAATCCAAGGCCGTTCTCAGGCTGTTCACGCCAGAGCGGTAAAATGCCGACCCTCCAGTTTCGGTCTTCAGCCGTCACCCCCTGAGCAGTGAATGAACCGGGCTCAATGTTTGACTCATCAAATATCGCGACTGGCGTGATAGGACTGGTATCAAAGGCGTAGGAGGTTGTGATCGGAACAGATGGCCGTAGACCGATTTTACCCCAATGGTTTGTGGGGGTAAGCAAAAATAATGGCGCCATACGATCTAACCATTCTGGAACATTAGCTGGCACCGTAGCTCGACCATCACAGGTGATATTATTAGCCAGGTTAAACCTGGCGGCTGTTATGAATGAAGCATCATCCAAAAGCGTAGGTTCAATCTTGTTTGTAGCCAGCAATGCGTAACGAGCAAGATCTGGAAACAAGTTGCTAGAACCATTTGTACCCTCGATTACTCGATATATCGGTGGACATTCACGGGCAAAAAAATGAACCTGTCGCCGCCATCCTTCATTTTCCGCAGGGTATTGCTTTGTTACTGAAATGGTTGTTACGCCTGCATAGCTGCCACCAGTACCGCAATACAGAGTAGCTTCTGGTTTGGGGTATGGCTCGCTATTCTCTTCTGTTACAGTCAAAGTGTAGGTAACACTAGCTAATCCGCCAAACAATCCGGCAGTGTATGTACCGTCACTGCAAGGAAAGCTAACGGTTTCTGCCATGAGAAAACCGCCTCGAATGGCTTCAGTAATCTCAATTTCTATGTCACCGTAGGGTTCAGTAGATGCTGGCCTGCTGACAAAGTAACCGTTAAAGTTTAGATGCCTGCCTTGATCGGCACGGTCATAAATCCATTGATTGGAAACATCTAACAGAACAGACCATGGGTGACCGGTGCCACCAATCCTAGGAGCGTAAGTATATGGGACATTTGCAGAATATGCGATTGCCCACGTTCTTGATTCATAGAATGACAAAGATGGCAAAGATGGGGCCATAACAGACATGCCACCACTGTTGCCGGTATTGACAAAGGAAACCGCGTAATAATCCGGTCCAAGCTGCGCCCGAATCATTCCGGGCTTATTCCAACTTATGGCTTTACTTACCGTAACGTTGAATTGAGTCAAGTAATTACCGTTGCTTTTTATGGTACCAGTCGCCACAGCATCGGCGATTTCTTGCGCTAACTCAGTCACGCCAAACTCACTAATATCTAAAAACTCTTCATTGCCAATCCGTTTACCTTCTAGCTTTATCTCCTGATAAGATGATGTTACGTTAAATTTTTGTTGTATAAAATTTCCCGGTAACCATGTCCCCGCTCTACCGTTGAATGCCTGCAAAAATTCACCAGACACCAGCGGGGTATCGCCCTGGTAAATGTCACCTACCGCAATAGTTGGAAGCTGTCCTGTACAAGGCACGATCAAATACGATGCAGTAACACGATTAACAGAATCATTTTCAAATCTACATTCTGATGCCGCCGCACTGATCCACACGCCCCCAGCTCCCCCGCTGCGCTTCCCAAACACAACCGGGATGCTCTGCCCTACCTCTAAGCTCGTCTGCCCCTGGTTCAGATCTGCAGCGGCTGTCATCGCGTCAGACTGGTCTACCTGCCGCCTCTCAGCAGCCAGTAACGGGACGGCAACAGCAGCAGGATTCAACATCAAAGGCGGCAGGGGATTCCGATAATGCCAGAACTAAAACGCCCCGGCGGGAACTGCGCATCAATCGGCGACAACGGGGAACCAACTGTGAGAATCAGTTCAGACATTCTGGGTAATTGCCAACCAATGAGCATTCCAACGAACTGCACCATCGTAGCTTGCCCTAGGGGGGGGGCTTCCGGGGCTGTAGCAGCATCAAATGCGTAGATGGTGACGCTAACCAAGTATTGCCCGCTGCCACGTCCTGCAGCGTCTACAGCCCCTGTCAGGGCCGGCATTCTGATGGTGAGTTCATTGGCGTCAGCACTGGCGGTGGCTTCCAGCCCCTCAACACCAAAATCCATGAATTGATATGGGTTGCCGCCGCTGCTAATCGTAGAATGGTAATAGTTTTGTACGCTATAAACAGTAGAGCCGCTTATCGGTTCCCATATTCTAAGAAAGATCGGTCGCTGTGAACTCATCGCCTACCTCTACGTCTGACGCTAGGTTGCCGTTGCTTGGCATTATTGGCCCCAATCGCTTGAGTAGCAACCACTAGAGCAACGCGTTCAATTTCTGTTTGCGGCGCCCACATTTGCCCATCAGGCATTGGTGTTACTTTAGGTTCGATTCTGATTGTCCCAAAACTCATCTTACCAGTAGATCCGGTTTGGCCATTCCTTCTCCATGATGTGCCAAATCCCCTAGAGTTTGGCACCATGAATGGTTTATCGCCCACACCGGGAGACAACCCTAACTCCCGGGCGATTTGATTCTTTTCTATCTCCAAGCCAAGGGAAGACTTATTGCGTTGCGCTGCTATTGCGACAAGCCTGCTATACTCGTCAAGTATTGGGTAACTTCCTCTTCGCTGGTAATTTGTTACCCATCCTCTATTAGCTGGATTTTCCCCTGCAATATATCCACCCTTCGCAAATGCTGGAATTGCAGCCGCACCAGTAATTCCACGTAGAACATTTATCGCAAAGCCCAGTCGCTTACTATCGGGCACCACACTCTCACCTTCACCACCCTCACCGATCAAGGCCAATGTGGGCCCTTTGGCATGACCACCCTTGGCGAATTGTGGAACGCCGCTAAGCACCCGCCCATTGATCTCAAGGAAGTTATTACCTGTTGCAATTGGCATGCCAAAGTTTTTAACAAGGGGTTGTTGCATTGCTTGGCTTACTGCAGTATTAGATCTAATGTTGGCGACTTGTAATTGATAACCAGCAACTGTACCCTTAGCCGCCAAGCTTCGCTCAGTTGCAACGTTTTGAACCGCTGAAGCTCTAAGCTCATTCCTTGCCGATTCCAGTTTGTTAGCAATATCTGCGGTTAAAGTGCCAAATTTTACAGCAATATCATAGGCTGATCTGGCGCGAACAAAGTTGTTTTCCGCATTCATAACTCTAATTTTTTCTAGTTGCTGTTCGGCTTTAATCTGCGCCATCGTCGCAGCATAGTTAGCTTGTGCGGCTTGTCTATCAAGTTCTGCAATTTGACGAGTAATGCTTAGTCTTTCCTGATCGCTTGTCGCCATGCCCATCTTTTGATCTAATATCGCCCGCGCCACGTCAATCTGCGCTTCTTCAACACTCAACGTTTGTTGAGCCATATCGCGCATTCCTTCAGCCCTGGCAGCCGCTGCGTTATTGATCCGCTCAACTTGCTGGAATTGAACATCAACAAGCGCGACGGCTTGACGTTCCGCTTCTAGTATTTCTTTTTCTAGTTTGACTTGACGGTTTTTGGTTTCTTCAACTGCTGCTTCGGCTGCTGCTTTCTCTGAAGCCACATTGGCAGCTTGTCTAGCAGCGGCAACAGCGGCAACAGCAGAAGCGCTGTAGTTCCCTATAGCAGTAGCAGCGCCTTCTTCGGCTAACTTGCGATTTATGGCTCCTATCTTTGCCTGCTGCGCAATCTCATCAATTTTTCTCCATTCTGCTAAAGCTACTTCCGGCTCACCACGAATAACCCCCATCAATCCGGCAAATATCTTCGCCAATCCAATCGAAGGCAATGCAACTACATCCATTATATGTTCGGTATTTTTTGCAAACGAATTAACAAGACTTGTTAGGCCTTGGATTGTCGGTGTAATTTGCGGCAACAGCTCTTCACCTAATGCTGTAGAAAGGTCTTTAACAGCAGCGGTGTAGCGCTGTACTGGGGTAGGCTCAGGCGGTTGTAGCTTTGCTAGTTCTTGTGTAGCCTTTATGATTACATCAGTAGTAAGCTTTCCATCTGCGCCTAATTTCTTAATTTCTCCTACTGATACATTTAGTACCTTTGCCAATGCAACACCAATCGCCGGCATGCGCTCCATCAATGAGCGCAATTCATCACCTTGTAGCCTTCCCGATCCCATCGCCTGACTAAGCTGTCTAAATGCTTCAGTAGCGTCATAAGAACTAAGGCCACCCAATAAAACAGCTTTATTGACGCCATTATATACCGTTTCAATTTGCTCCAATGAAACGCCCATCGGACGCAATCTGTTATATAAATTTGCAACCGCGACTTGCGAATCAATGTTTGCAATGGCAAATTCATTGGCGCCTCTTGCTGCAATTGCATAAACACCAGCCACTTCTCCTAGTCCTCCGGCAACGGCATTAATGCGTCGCCGCGTCAATTCTGCTTCTTGTCCAGCAGCAATAATGTTTCCTCCAACTTGTACAGCACTGAATGCACCTAGTGCCGCAGCTGCACCCAGCGCCATACTTTTGACTGATTGCATTCCCTCCAGCATCCGCTGCTGAGAAGCCGCTTGTACTTTAACAGCTTCTGTTTGCCGCCTTTGGGTTTCCCTGTCCATTTCCCTAAATGCGGCAAATGTTTGAGCATCTGCTTTTGCCTTAGAGGCTGTGGCTTGAGCACGTCTATTTGCCGCTTCTGCCCCTTGGGCAGCAGCAATAGTCGCTTGGTGCTCAAGTTGCGCAATTTGCTTTAGATTGCCTATTGATTCATATTGTGCTTTAGCTTTCTGTATTTGTACTCGTAAATTCTCTTCCGCTGCTTTTTTTTCCGATCGCATCTCGTTGGTGGTGACCAATGCTTGCTTCATTGCTGCATCAGCAGCACGCACACGATCAGCCGCAGCTTTTACCTGGGCAGCCTGTAATTCCTTCTGCGCTGCTAACTGTTTGATTGTCGCTGCATATTCAGTCTCCGCCACCTTGAGACTAAGCTGCAGTCTCTGCGTAGCAAAGGCTGCACGCTCACGTTCTGTCGCTGCTGCTGCCTTCTGGTTATCAAGTAGAACCCGTGCCAGGTTGGCCTGAGCCCGTTCTAACGCTGCTACCTGCCTAGTTTCATCCGCAACCTGCCGCATAGCAGCGGATAATGCTCGCACATCTCCAACACCTTGGACACGAGCACCAATCCGCAGAATCGCATCAAATGTAGTCGCCATCAATTAACCTCCTCATAAATACAAGCGAGCCATTCATTTTCCATGATCCGAAGATCACCTAACAGCTCGCGTGAATCTTCAACTTGATACAAGGTAAACATCTGTAGCGCTACACCATAGTCTAGTCCCGTCGGCCCATGTGATCCATGCCGCCATTGTGTTTGCAATCGCTGGAACCATACGACGGTTTCCCATGTCTCTGGATACAGCCCAAATCGCTCAGGCTCTGATGGTGCCACAGGGGGCAGACCAGTTACTCCCAAGGCATCGGCGGCGAGGTCTTGCCCCGCCTGCTGGGCCTCTACGTCCGGCGCCTGACTTAGCTTCCAGATAAAGCGGGCGGCGCCTCGAAGTTTCCCTCCGTACGTGCTCGCTTTGACTCGTACCAAGCCGTCACGATGGCCGCTGGGATACCCTCACAATCAAGAAAACGAGATCTCGATTGCTCGGTGTAGGCGATCTCCTCACCGGCGCGACTTTTCATTGTGCGCCAGCCGCCCAAAATCTCATCTGCCAGTGCTTCATCAGAAAGCAAATCATCAGTAGGCATCTCGCCAGTTTCCTGAAAATGCTTATTTTTCTCAACCGCTAGACGCATAATCTCTTTGGTGCGAGCATTACCGAGTCGTTTGAAAAAAACTTCCTGCTCCAACACATGAACATCGCTGTCTACAGGAGCCTGAAATCTTATTGTCCAGTAATAGCCATCATCGTCAAGAAAAAAAGGCATTGTCATGATTCAGAATGTTGGATGAGGATAAACAGATCAAGTATGCACGATCGACCATGGTGTAGCTCCAGTAGCCGTAAACGGCAACGTGCGAAGCAATACCTTATCATTACCGGCTGAGTAGCTGGGGCGGCCAAACGATGCCGCCGCAATATTGACGGCTTGCGTATTGCCAGTACCGCCTGAGGCATTCACCACAGAAATCGGATACGTCAATCCGCTGGTAGACAACAACGACAAGTCTTGCGATGCCATTGCCTTCTGTTCAATCGTGATAGAACCTGAAGGCTTTGAATTCGTAATTAACACTTGAGGGCTACAACCTGCCCTTGAAGTAAAAACGACTTCGTTGCCCATGTTGAATTCAAAAGACTCAAGACATACCGATACAGAATTAACAGTGACAGTAGCAGTATTGATAATCGGATAAGAAACCGCTTGATTTGTGTAACTTGCGGTAGAAATAGCGCCTCCGTCGGTTGGGTTGCTATACAACCCTGTCATTTCAAACTGTACTGTACCATGTTGGTTATTATTTGCCGTGAGGCTTGGATTGCCTCGCGCTCCGGTCATTTGATGAATCAGCGAAGCGGTACCATCCGATTTAATCAGCGACCATCGCAGGGTCACACTAGAAGCCGTGCTGGCCGCTGAGGTATAGGTTGCGCTGCTGGTTACAATCGTTTCCAGCACTTTACAAGCCGGAAATAACCCAGCCCAATTAACAGCCGTACCGGCAACACCGCTACCGCTATGCTGCACCTGGAAAGTAAAGGTCTGAAATCGATTGATGTTGACTTGCCGATTTCCGGTGTAATACGGCAAAATCAGATCCGTTTCCAATGTATCGCCTTCCATGGGCGACCAATCGGGATCAGCCAACACCATCAGCGGCACATAACCACTGGTTGGCGCCACGCCATACGTTGATTCTGGTGCGTACGTCAGTAGCGCAAGATTCGTCAGATACATGGTTATTCCTCAGATTGTGGGGCAGGATCAATAGCCTGCGGAATGGCCGGCGACGGCTCAATGGGATTTACAGCCGCCGGAGTCTCCTCAGCCGGCGTAGCATCCTCATCGGTCCGATCCCAAGCGCCATTGCCCAACACATACCGACCGGCATGGGTTGGCATCGGCGGTGGTTCCGGTGGTGACTGGGCAACGTGGCGCATAGCCCACTACTGTGTCAGGTCCCCTTCAAGTGTAGTGAAGTCGTACTCATAGAACAAATTCACGACTCCAGGCGAGTTGTCGCCTGGTAGATCGTCCCAGTCAACCGCTGCGCGGCGTTCGCTGCATCTGAGCCGCGTGGTCAACCCGCCTAGATGCTGGTCACTGAATAGGAGGCTATGAATGCTGCAACGAATCGGATCAGCGGCACGACTTGCGGCATCACCTTGCACATGGATACAGATTCTAAGGAGTAAGGTACGAAAAATTCGGCAATTGGTTACGTTAGAATCCGACAGTTCTTGAACCGCATCGATTATTAGTGCTGGCAATTCAGGCCTGGCGACTGCTTCTGGTCGCCCGCGATAAATTCGCGGCTTTGCAAGGTTATCCTTTTTGATCCCATACGTTGGCGCCAGCAGTGTTTCAATTGCTGTAAGGATTTGCTCTGTTTTTGATGGGCCTGGTGCGGTCATGGGGACGCAAGGGGGTGTTAGGGGATTGCCGCCGCGATGGCGTTCATCAGTGTGGTCACGCGAGCGTCTACTAGCGTGAGGCTCAAAGCTTCTCCTATGTGATAAAAACTGATTCTGGCGTTTGCAGGGTTACTGCCTAAGACACCAGATGCAGATGTTCTCGAAAAAACAGACATATTAACTGCGGGGGGCGTTGCTGATGTATTATTGACAGAAGCCGTGTTTTGATTAAGTCTGTAAGAATAACTTGTTGCTGCTGACCTTGATGCACCAAGAAACCCGGCAACACCAAAGATAGAGAGCCCCGTAGTTGCGGTGCCCCGTAGACGAAATGGAGCAATGGTATCAAAAATTGCTGTTTCTCCTGAGCCACCAGCATATCCTATTAAAGCCCTACCCGATAAAGTTGCCGCAGTAGTTACGTAAACGCCCAAAGAACAGTTGTCTTGTGGATCGCTAGTGGTAAGTCGATTGCTATTCAGATAATTATCTGTTCCGTTCCCGGCTAGGCCGGTCTTGCGGTTATAGTTCCATCCCGCAGCAGTACCGAATCGGGTCGGCGAAGGCCCCACCAGCGGCACCAAGCAGCCCTGTAAAGTGCGGGCTCCGCACATAGGGACAGTTGCTTTCATAATGCTGTTCGCCTGGCTTAATACGCCGCCGCTGGTGCCTAGGTCCCCAGCGTTGATCGAGTCACGGATAAACACGTCATAAGCATTACGCACTTCAACTTCCAAGCCCATGGTGTTGCCCGCCGCTACATCAGCGGCGATCTGTCGATCTATGAAGTCCTGAACAGGACCGATGTAAGAAACAAAACTTCCTCCCCTAATCCAAATAATTCCCATCAAACTTTCTCCCACACCAGGGATTCCCGCTCGGGCGTCGCTGGGTCATCGGCCATAAATTGGCCATGGCCGTCACGGGCCTGAACTACCACCCATTCCAGGCCGATCGGGTCGGTCCATGTCTGCCCCACCGTCTCTGCCGGTGGCATCGGGAATAAGCTATAGATATTTGACAGATGATGCAATTCCATCAGTCCATGCAGTTCCGACAGGCTGGTGGCATTGAGCTGATCCTGAAGCGCATCCAGAAGCAGCCAAATTGCCTGTTGCAATGCAAGGCGGTTCTCGCGGCTGTTCAACGCGTCTTGAATGGCACCGAGAAACACCGTCATAGCGGCGGCCTGATCGCCGCTCTTCCCCGTCGTGGTCACCACGGCGCCATACACCTGGCTGGCCAACAGGGCATCGTAGAACGCTAGATAGTTCGGCGGCTCCGGTGGTGGTGGCGACAGGTCCACCACGCTCCAGCCCCATCGCAATTCGCGGGCCTCCACGTCCACCGAGCGAGTCTGGCTGGCCTGTTGGCCCGGGCCGACCGATGGGACAGGATCGCGCACAACACGGAGCACTATATAGCGCGAATCGAGGCCCAGTACAGGGCCGTCGTCCAGCCTCGGATAGCTCAGGATCGCTCCGGTCTGTTGGTCAAACCGCACAAAATTTTGATTGTTCATGTGTCGGTCCTCCGCACGGTCAGGTATAACTGAGCATTTCGGCACCCGCCCGCAGCCTGAGATATATCGAATCGCAGAATATCGCCGGCCGCTGCAGTTGTGATCGCTAGCGTGCCGCCGGTGCCTATGGTGTTCCCTATCGCAATCTGTGGGCGGACGCTATAGATTGAGTTGGTGTTCAATCTGGCGTTTACTTCAAACGCTGCTCCTGACGCTACAGTTTCCGCAATGAGCTCCGATTCCAAAATCTGCGCAGGCCACTGGAACCTGAACCGCTCGATCGTGTTTGCTGCGATTGGATCACTCTGGCTGCCAGACAGATTGACCACCAACGGAATGGTGTCCCGCTGGTGACCGTGATCTGCCAGAGCGTACTGCGGGCTGGTGCCGATCGTCGCAACAGCGCCGAGGGGTTGCGGGGCAACATTGGCAGCAGCGGGGAGGGTTGGCAGGCCTGACAGGCTGCCGTAGGCGATCTGTGCCCCGTCACCGCCATTATGGTCATGCGCATTCCCTCCGCTTACGCCCTGCGCCGCCGGGGCGAAATCGGTCGTGTTGGCAGCTGCAGCTGTGCCGAGGGGGGGCAGGCCTGACAGGCTGCCGTAGGCAATCTGTGCCCCGTCACCGCCATTATGGTCATGCGCATTCCCTCCGCTTACGCCCTGCGCTGCCGAGGCGAACTCCGTTGTCGCTGCAGTTGAGGCTGACCCTAGACCAAGCGCCGTTCGAGCTGCCGCTTGATTTGCAGCCTTGATCACATCTAGGCCCGTGGCCCCGGCATCGCTAAGATCAGCCGCCAACAAAAAGCGATTTTCCCACAGGCCATTGGCAGCCACAATGAATGCCTGCCCTGGCGTTTTTGCAGCAATTAGTACATCATGCAGCTCCTCCAACTCCAGCCCATTATCAACCTTTACATCAACAATGCCAGCCGTACCCGATGCTTGTTTAATACAATAACCCAACACGACACTATGCGCCGGTGCCGGTGGCCTGGTGGTTGTCATCGCACCAGTTGTCTCACTAAGATAAATAATTGCGCCTTCGGTTAATGTTGATGTATTAAGCCCCTCAAGCGGCCCAACGGCAATTACCAAGCCGTTAGTATTATTGGGAATTGATTGATAAGTCAGTCCTAACGTGCGGGATGCTGTAGCTGCAGCAGAAGCATCTGCTGGGGCGATAGTAATTGTCGTGCCGCTAGAACCTGTCGGATAAACAGGCACACCTTTGCCAATTGTCGCGCCACTATTGTTACGGACTGGAACATATAAAGAAATGACTTCTGTATTGGTCAAATACTCCGGGTGGGGATTTTCTTCTGCCTTGTGAGCGGCAATAGTCTTAGCAGTAATCGTATTGATAGTTACTAGCTTATTAGGGGGTGTTGCACCCACGTCTAAAAACGGTATCAGCTCGTTTCCGGTTACATCAATGTCAACCAGTAACTGACTCAGCGTCTTGTCTTCTGGCATGATCAGGCCTCCAGCAGAAAGTAACCGCCATCCTCAAGCAACAGAAATCCACCGCCCTCAAGCATGATCCGACCGAACCCTGTCACTACATCAAGTTTAGTCAGTAGGACAAAGCAATCGCTGCCGTCGCCGTATGGCCGCGCTTCCTGGCGAACTTTGTACGACTCACCCGCAACGGTAATATAATCATCGTATAACAAGCCACCAAACAAAGCCCGCTGCAAATGTGTTAGCTCATACTCGGTAACTGACCTAGATTCATCCTCTCCCACATATGCGGGCAAATGATTTAATATCCCAAAACCGGAAACGGCGCCAGCAGTTACGCTGACGCCGCCCAGTATGCGATGGGCAGTCTGTCGAGTAGAAGCAACCAGACTGGCCCAGCCCATCAGTTTTGCAGCCTCACCCTGACAGAAGTAACCGCCTGAGCTGCTGCTTCAATGGAATGGCCAACCAGCTTGCGGGTGCCGCTACTATCGCTTCCACTGACAGAGCCAGAAGAAAAATAGACAGGGCCACCAAGTGTGCAAGCATCAGCAGAAGCGCTGGTTAGCTTTGGAAACGTGTAAACGCCTTCCAAATTAACAGCACCAACGGCGCCGCTGGCGATGTCCGCGACAACTACACCATGCAAGTTGCCAATTTGGACGAGCTGACCAGAAACGACATTAGATGGTGCCGTATAGTCCAGCGTTTCGCCTTCTTGAATCCAGTTCTTCATGGGTTGATCCTCAACGGAAAAGGGAATAAATCAGGAACCGGCGCAGCGCACAAAGCCGCGATAATCGGACAACGTGCATCCGAAATCCATTCGAACCAACAGCTCAACCCCATCGGGGTCACGCTCTTCGGTATTGGTGATTGTGGGACCTTCTTCGCCGGCCAGATAGCCGAACGTGATCATCTCCACTTGATTCGGCGAAGCCGTCACGTACCAAGCAGCGGTGCTGTCATCGGAAAGACGCGGCTCAACAATGAGCTCTACGCCACCGGCGAATGGATTAGTGCCATTTGCGCCGGTCAGGTTGGAAGGTGCATATCCGGTCGGGAACAAGAATTGCAATGCTGTGGTCTCAAGCTCGACCGGAGCAAGCATGTAGGCCGAACGAAGATTAATCCTGTTGCCAGCAAGATCAGTCTGTTTCCGCAGTCGCGTCTTTGCACCATCCATGCCAGCAATGCTGATCACACTGGTGGTACCGGTAAAGGTGTTGTTATGACCAGACGCAAACAACGCTTGTCCGTCAAGGTTGACAGTAGCGCCGTTAGCCCCGTCGGTTAGCAACGCCCACACCATGTTGGATTCCAACATCCGGCAACCGCGGCCCAAAATTTCAGGAACACGGCTCAAAGAATCAAGATCATCATTGATGATCGCTTGACGAGTAACGGTAATCTTCTTACCGTAGGTGCCAATGCTCCAAGTTGCCTTTCCCTCGGTCAAGGTACCGGCTTTGTACTCACCACCTTCAGTGATCAATTCAGGAATAACCTGGCCTGCAATTTGCAGGTCAGTGACTTGCTTGAAGTCCGGCAGGTTTCGTTGCCGGGCCAGCGGACGCCACGTAGCAACTTCTTCCGCATAGCTAGCCAGCAGTCGCTTATTGGCAACATTGGCAAACAAATTGGGAAAATCACTTGTGGAATGGAAACCACGACGAACCACTTCGCTGCGGCTCATCCCAATGGTGTTCACACCGCGGGACTGCAGATAAGATCGCACCATCTCCAACAGAGAATGGCCAAGCACCTGCTTGCCGGTTTCGGTTGGGGCCTGGATCAGACCGACACGCCGCTCGATCTCATCGTGAAATGCACGGACCAAAGTGTCGCCGCTGTCGCGAGTCACTTCCACACGAGCAGGATGGCCGGCATAGGTTGGCGCCGACGTTTCCACAGATTGGCGGTAGGCACGAACCACGGCGGTAACGGCAGCGGTTTCGCCCTGGCCACGAGTAGCAGCAAGAATTTCCTGAACTTTGGCTTCAGGCAAGCCAGCCTCACTGGCGGCACGGCGCACGCTTAGCTCGATACGCTCATCCCTGGCGTTTCGCTCCAGCTGTTCACCGTCACCAGAAACTGGCGGCGCAACAGGAACAGGCGCAATAGGCGGCGTCTCCATGGTGGTAGTGCCCGGGTCGCCCCCGGCCTTGGTTTCGTCAGACGACATTGGGGGGTCTCCCGAGAGTTGATTACCGCGCATCACGGCATGCGTATCTTGGCCGGCAACCACCAGCGAAACTACTTGAGGTTCCCAGTCGGTTGCCTCCAGCACTCCGTCTGCGCCGTTGCGCCAGTCATAGAGCCGCGCATCCACAGAGAAACGCGCAGACCCATTGCGAAGACGCGGCAGCGCAATCGCCATCGCATCCTCCGGTCCGTCAACCACAACGCGACCGACAAGCTGAGCTGTGCCGTCGCCAGCACGTTCCAGACTTAAATCAGTCACGGCACCCCAGACACTATCTGAGCTGCGCTTGTGGTCGTAATCCGCCGGCAATGGTCGCCCTGGCCAACGGATAGCCGACTGTTCATGGAGCAACATAAACCCATCACCTACATCCCGATCCGTAGATACCACGATCTGTGCAGACCGGGTTTCTTCGTCCCAGGTATTTGGCGCCAAAAGCGCCATGCGTTGGATGGTTTGCTGTTCCATACTGTCTATCTTAGCGGCTGTTGCTGGGGTTGGTCATTTGGCACAGGGCGCACACTACCAGGCCCCATTGCTAGGTCTACGTCCAGTTTGATACCAGCTGCACGAGCACGATCTAGATCCTGTCCAAGTTCCCGGATAACCATTTCTGGCACATAACCCAGCATCCGTTGAATTTCTGACAAGCTCATAAAACCAGCGCGCACAGCATCCACATAGGCCGGAATTTCGCGTGCTGGATCAATCAGCCACGCAACGGGCGGAGTCCACTCAAACCGAGCTGTAACCCGTCCAGTTCCGCTAATTGCGGCAGCATCTCGATACCACTGAGAAACGCGATTCAATAATTGAGGTATCATAATTGCCCAGCGCCAACGAGCTACCGATTGCCGCATGTCCATACGGCCCATGCGACCGCTGGAAAAGTTGACATTACTTAAGTCTCCGGTTAGCGATTCGTATGTAATTTCATACGCTTGAGCAATACTCAGAAGATGAAACTTTTGATTGGCCACAAAGTCACCGGAGCCCGGCGGTGTAGCAAATGTCACATTTTGACCTGGTTTTAGAATCTCCATAGCGCCAGGCTCCATCTTATCAAGAAGTGCCGGCATCTCTGGATAAGGATTGTCAGGATCAGGTGGCTTGGCGTTTAGTCGTTGCATATATTCTTCCGCATCTGGCTCACATATAAAAGCCATAAAACAAGCCGCCAATTTATCTTTCAGTAGTTGCGCCGCATCTGTATCGGAAACATCTCTCAGTTTCAACAATGCCGATACACCAAACGGAACACCAGTAGCCTGGCCAGGTCGACGCACGTCATAAACATGGCAAATTTCTGACGCTGGTACAAAATCACTAATACTGCTGTTGGCAGTCCAGTCACTCTCTCCCGGATGAGCGCGGCGGATCCAGTACCCGTCCAACCTCCCGTCTTCCAAGTACTGTTTCCCAAACCGAATCTTTGCGCCGTCATCTTTGCTTAAGTCTAAGTAATCTGGCTCTAATACTTGCAGCTTAAGTGGCACCATGCCTTGAGATAACATGCTTTCATCAATCCTTCGCCGCACCAAGCAACTGCCGCGAACAGCAACCGTACGAGCGATTAACGATTGCTTTGCGTAAAAATTTCCCAGCCCATCCCAATCGCAATCTGTAGACTCAGACCAATCACGCCAACCATCCCCAAATCGCTTCGTAGCATTAAACGGAGCGCCAATAATTCCATCACCAACCCAATTGTTAACAACAACAGAAACTGCCTTAGAAGCCCACGGGTCAGAATCTACTAAATCCTGATGGCGCTTTACAATAACATGCAACACACGCCGCATGTCTGCATTTGGACCCAAACTATTTGTGTACCAGTTTTCGGTACGCCTAGATTTTTTACCAGCTTCAAATGCTCGCAGATATTCAATCGCAACCGCACGCCGCAAGGCTTGAACTTGCCTTAGCTCTACTTCAACCTGCTTGGATTGCTTAGATTTTTTTCCCATTACGCCCTCTTAAAGCTTGGGTAAATTCGGCGAGGCCGAATTATCGTAGCTTCCAGTTCCGCCGCCATGCTTTGCTCAAGCTGTTGCATCTCAGCTAAACTACGATACTCAACGCTACGGCCATTGGTGCTTACCTTCAAGACCCCTTCCGCCATTGCGGCGCGTAGGTCTGCAAGTTGTTGGAGAGTGTATCGAGCCATGCCACCATATTAGTCAGTTAAGCCAACTGCTGCGTCGCCGCACCGACCCAGCCCCGCCGCCATGCTCCACACCAGGCCGCTTCAACTGCGCCGCCAGCTGATCCCACATCGTCGCTCGGTTGTAGCGCCTTGCTACGAGCTGCAATGCTGCGTACGCCATCCTGGTACAATCCCCACCCTCATCATGTGATCCGGCCGGTAGGTCCCACCTGTACTCTTTGCGCTCTTTTGTCTTGGGTACCCACTTCCATGGGAACAGCTCCCCCAAGAACGCATCAGTTGATGCAGTACCAAAATGCAGATAGCTGGGACCAGGCTGCTCCACCCTGAGCTGTTTCTTCAGTTGGTTGACGCTGTTGGTATACCCGACCGTGTAGAGCTTCGATCCCTTGGTAACTGTCTGGTTTTTTCTGTTCACCTCCAGCGGCTTGCCCTTCTGAATGATCGGCAGATCCTTGGTGCCTGACCCTTTCATCGCTACCCACCGATCAGCGCGTGTGCGACAGAAGTCTTCAACCTGCTTGCTAGCCAGACCGCCGTGATCAATGCCGCCCATGTTGACTTTCATGGTCCCGCCGTCCTGTCGTTTCCACGCCGTCTGGCTCACTTGATCCAACTGCTCCCACACTTCGGCCTGTTGAGGGTCGCCATCAATCTCAAAGTGGGCAATATGCCATCCTTCTTCGCTGCGGCCCCAGCCCCAGACCGTGAACACCAGCCGCTCCCCCACGGTGCCACCGCCGCCCTGCACGTCCACCCCGGCAGTCAGCACCAGCACACCGGTGGGGATGTCCCAGTCCTCGCCGTTCCAGGGGTAGCCATTGCCAAAGCCCTCGTTCTTCCTGCGCTCCGCCAGGCCATCGCCCGTAAGCTTGCTGGTGATGGAATCTTCCCACGGTACTCCTAAGTCGGTGTTGTGGAAGGTCTGCATAGGGTCTGTGTTTCCCATTTTCATTTGCTCTAGTGCCACGCGATAGCGGCTCACTAGCTCGGGCCACATCGCCGCCCGGTGGTAGCTCATGCCTGGCCCCACCTGCTGAGATCGCCAGATGGGCACGCCATTTCTGAGCACCTGCTTACTGCGATCTAGGCCTAGCGGGCAGGCCCATCCAGCATCCTCATCCATTTCCCGTAGGTGGCTGTAGTCGATGGGCTGCTCACAATTTTCACAGCTGATACGGCCTTCGTCTGGCCCTTCCTTTATAAACCGCTCCCACCTCAGCTGCTGATAATGCCGGCAATGCGGACACGGATAATATCGATACTGTTGATCGCCTTTCTTAAATGCTTGATCCATGTAGTCATTAGGATAAATCGGGGTTCCGCCAATCGTGAAAAACGGATCCCAGATGTTACCGGCCCGCTGAAACAGGTTGCCGATAGTGTCACCTTCGGGGCTGTCGTAGGTGGCCGGCTCCTCGAATAGGATCGGGCTTCGCTCCACCCGTCGGCCGGACCGTGGCGTGGCAGCGCTAGCAAGATGAATTAAGGCCCCATTTAGCAATTGCTTAAAGCCGTAAGTATTCTTCAATGCCGTTTTTGTTTTTTTATTACTTAGCATCCCTTTAAGGCATGGCACACCATCAATAGGATGAAACATCGGATCTATATCTTCGTTGCTATAAGTGTCAACCTCAGAATCTGTAGGCTGAATAAGCATAATCTTAGACGGTCGCCAATGACAAAAGAACTGAATTACTAGCTTTACATATTGAGACCATCCAACCCGTGATGGTTTCACGCATACCATGCACTCAACCTCTGAATCTGTAATCGCTAAAAACCAATCCCGCTGATAAGGTCTTGTCCTCCATTTCTGCCGGCCATCGGTGCTACTTGTGATATAACCATATTCTTCCACGTATTCCAATCCCGTCATCTTAGGCCTAGGCTTTACCTTCTTGGCAAGGTCTCTAGCCAAACTTGGAACATTCCTGTTAATCATGCTTCCTCCAGTTCCTCGTAGTTATGCTCGGCCGTCCCATCAAATACATCGGCTAGTCGCTGCTCAATCTTTTTAATCTGTTTATCTGTAAGCTCTGGAATGTCAGTTTTTATCAGCTTTGCCGCAGCCAAACCTCTTGTAGTAAGCTGCAGCAGCACAGCGCTATAAGCTCTCTCCATGTCTTCCTTGTACACTAGTTCTCCGGTTTCTTTTTTAATTTCAAGCCCCAATCTCTCCCTTTCCCTGATTACTTTTTTTCTTTGCTCTCTTGTTAGCAATGCTCTTTCTTTGTTGTAATCAAGCTGTTCGCCATCATCATCATCTAAGCCATCATCGCTATCCTCTACCCGTGGTCGCGCCTTCTGTCGTCTCTTGGCTGCTGAAGATGAAGTCGAGGCAGAGCTCCCCTTCTTTCGCACGATCTCAGCCCAGCGATCCGCCAGACCATCGCTCTCCACCAACCTGGCGCCCCTAGGACCATCCACACTCGACAGCTCGCCGCTTTTCACCTTTCGGTGAAGCGTGCCCCTACTCGACAGCCCCAAAATTCGTTGCGCTTCGCTCAGTCCGATGAGGGCCATTGCCCTCTCCTGTCACATACTTGTCACATTAGCGCAAATGTGACACCCTGATGTGACAGGCTCCGTACGGGGAAGGGGAAACTGTAGTCCTTGACTGGGTTTGCTAGGCTGTCACATTTTTCTGGGCGACCAGTATCAACAGAGAAACCGTGGTCCGAATAACCCTCAAACCCAATCGGCGTAGAAGGACCCGCGAAACTCCAAGCCACGACTGAACGATTGAAGGATCAGCGAACAGAAAATTTTCTACCCCTACGCTTCTTGTTCAGAATGAACCAAAAAGCCGTATCATTCCGAACCTTTTGCTGGGGGCGCGGAGGCTGGGGCCGGTGCCCGGGGCGGGTGGGCTGGGGCGCGAGGGGCTGGGGCGCGGAGGCTGGGGCCGGTGCCCGGGGCGGGTGGGCTGGGGCCACCGGTGGCCGGGGCGCGGAGGCTGGGGCCGGTTAGCGCTTGGGGTTCCG